GAAGGAGAATGTTTGGATACAGCAACCGCACAATACGGCACCGCACAGGCAAACTATGCCCGCAAGCAATCCGAAGCGGGGCGGGATATTGGACCGATACCCGCGGTGGTGGATCAACACCGACGTCATGCCGGCGAGTTCGATTTTCGCGCGTTTTGTGAGACGTATCAGCGGGATTTGTTCAGCCGCGAATGGTCAAACGACCACTTGAAGGCCATCGACCGGATTCAGAAAGCCGTGCTAAAGGGCGGGCAGTTTGCTTTTGCTATGCCACGCGGATCAGGCAAAACAACGCTATCTTTGACGGCGTGTATGTGGGCGATGTTGTACGCACATCGATCGTTCATTGTATTGATTGGAGCGGAAGCAACCGCGGCCCATGAGTTGCTGGATAACTTACGAACAGACCTGGAAAACAACCAGTTATTGCTGGAGGACTTCCCAGAGGTTGTCTTTCCCATTGTACGACTGGAGGGAATCGCCCATCGATGCAACGGGCAAACGACAGAGGGGCAACGGACGCAGATGACCTGGACGTCAGACCGGGTGATTCTACCGACTGTCCCGGGCAGCAAAGCCAGCGGCGCCGCGTTGCGTGTTGCCGGACTGACTGGCCGACTCCGTGGCATGATGTCCAAAACGCCGGACGGTCATTCCATTCGTCCCGACCTGGTCATCGTTGATGATCCGCAAACGGACGATTCTGCGCGATCCGTCAGCCAAAACGACTACCGGGAAAGACTACTGGCTGGGGCGGTGCTGGGATTGGCGGGGCCGGGTGAGACAATAGCCGCAATGATGCCGTGCACGATCATCCGTCATGGTGACATGGCAGATCGAATACTGGATCGCAACCGTCACCCGGAATGGCGGGGAGAAAAAACGCGGCTGGTCTATTCGTGGCCCGACAATGCGAAACTATGGGAACAGTACGCGGAAATATGGGCCGGTGATCTAAGGAACAACGGAACCGGACAAGCGGCCACAGATTTTTACGCGGAGCACCGCGACGAAATGGACAAAGGGTCGGATGTGTCATGGCCGGCACGATTCGAGCAAAGCGAACTGTCAGCGATCCAACACGCCTGGAATCTGAAACTCCGTGTGGGGGAAGAAGCGTTCAATGCAGAATACCAAAACGAGCCGGACGATGTGGCGAGCAACACGCGTCCAATCACACTGACATCAGATGACCTGACTGGCAAAGCGAATAAGGTGAAACAGGGCGTGGTGCCGGCGGAATACAACCGGTTGACGGCGTTTATTGACATCAGCCAGAAGGTGCTCTGGTGGACCGTTGTTGCCTTCGATGATCACTTTGGCGGCGCTGTCATTGATTACGGGGCGTGGCCCGATCAACGGCAACGATATTACAAACTGCAAACGTTGCAAAAGACGCTGCAGCGCAAATACAAAGGGCACGGGCTGGAAGCGGCGATTTTGAACGGGCTGGAGGATCTATCGGCCCATTTGACGCGAACATGGCCCGGAGAAACAGGGCTGGAACACCAAGTCGAACGCCTGTTGATCGACGAGGGGGACGGCGAGCACACACAAATTGTTCGCAACTTCTGCCGCAGGTCGGAATTGGCGGCGATTGTGTGGCCCGCAAAGGGGCGGGGTATTAAAGCCAGCTCGAAACAACTGTGTGAGGGTCAGCCGCGGCCGGGCGAACGGTTCGGCCAGCACTGGAAGTTGGTGCGAAACCGGGACGGGTCACGGACGGTCCACACGGACGTGAATTATTGGAAAACGTTTTCCATGCGACGGTTCGAGGTACCGCACGGCGACGCTGGGGCATTGTCATTGTTCAAAGCGTCACCGCGTCAACACCAGATGTTTGCGGATCAAATCACCGCGGAATACTGCAAAGAGATAGAAGACATCGCCACGGGCAACCGTGTCATCGAGTGGCACAACTCCAAAAACCGCGACAACCACTTTTTCGATTGTCTGGTGGGGTGCTGTGTCGGTGCCTCAGTTGTGGGGTGCTCATTGACGGCACAGCAACCAGTGGAGCCGCCGCAACGGAAGCGCCGCAAGGTGCGGTATTTATAGAAACGGATTGATGGCTAAGAAGAAACGACAAGCCCGCCCGCGAGTGATCGAAACGCCGCCGCGATGTCCGCGGCAAAACTGTTTGAGCACCAAGCGGACACGCCGCCAGAATGTGGCAAAGACAATTCTGCAACGGCAGGGAATCGATCAGTTGGGGTGCCCGTACAACGAACAGCACATTTCGTACGTCGAGTGCAGCGACTGCGGACAGAAGTATTCGACCACCAGTTTTCACTTCGCTCCGCGCAATGCGAACAACGCAGACTGTGACAAATGACGTGCGCCATAAAATGCGCACATGGCCAGCCTCGCAGAGTTACAAACGCGACGGGATCAACTGGAAGCCGCGGTACAAAGTGGCGTCGCCAGTATCACCGTTGATGGACAGACGACCAACTTCGCCAATATGCGCGACGTGCGGGCGATCCTGAATGATGTGATCCACCAGATCACGGTGTTGGAGTCCGGCACACAATCACGGCCGCGGCACGCCTCGTTTTCACTAACACGGGGCGTCTAATGCTCACAGCCGCCAGAAATCGCATCGAGTCGTTTTTTGCGTCCGGGTATGATGCCGTTACATCGACCGGAAAACGTAAGGCGTCATCGAGTGCGATCACGGATGAAGATGCACAGCTCAAAGAACGCGACCGGCGAAAACTAACGGCCACCGGTCACCACCTACAACGCAACTTTTCAATCGTGGCGTGGGCGGTCCGAAAACATCTGGACTATGTCACCCAGTTCGATTTTCAGATGCGAACCGGCGACAGTGCTTTCGATGCGCAGGTGGAACAACTGTGGAAAGAATGGTCACGTCCCGGCAACTGTGACATCGCAGGGCGGCACGCGTTGCCAAAGTTCATTCGGATGCTGGAAGCCCGGCGAACGCTCGACGGTGACGTGTTTCTGCTGAAACGCTCCCAGGGGAAAATTCAGGCCGTGGAAGGCGATCGGATCCGCACTCCAGACAAAGCACCAGCCGGTCAGACATGGGTGAACGGCGGACAAGTCAACGCAAACGGGCGAGCGTTGAACTGGGCACTGCACAACCGCATCAGCGGCAATCAGTACGAACTGGCCAAGAAAGTCAAAGCCAGCAACATCATCCAACACGCGTGCTTTGAACGGTTTGATCAGGTGCGGGGCATCAGTCCACTGTCGGCCGCCTACAACTCGTTTCAAGACGTGTACGAGGGCGTTGATTACGCGCTGGCAAAAATGAAGGTCGAACAATTGTTCGCCATGATCGTCACCAGCAACGCCGCCGACGGGCTGGGCGATCACACCAAAACAGCCGCCGGGGAATACGACGTCGACTTCGGCCGCGGGCCGGTGAAACTGGAAATGGATCCGGGGGACGACGCGAAGTTCTTGAAGTCGGATTCGCCGGGGGCGGCCACACAGGATTTCATTCACACCGTGATCGGGATGGCAATCAAGGCGTTGGATCTGCCGTTTAATTTCTATGACGAGTCACACACTAATTTTTTCGGCAGTCGCGCGGCGTGGCTGTTGTACGACCGGTCCTGCACATCGAAGCGGGCCGACATCGTGGAGCTGCTGCGAAAGCTGACCGTCTGGCGACTGAGTCTATGGATACAGGACGGCGTGCTTCAGTTGCCGCGAGGCATGACGCTCAAGGATGTGCCGTTTGAGTGGGTCCATCGTGGAATGCCGTGGTGGGATCCAGCCAAGGAAATACGGGGACAGATCGAAGCAATCAACGCCGGGCTGGACACGCCGCAACGAGTGTGTCGGGCGACGGGGACGGATTTTGAAGACAACGTAAAACAGATTGCGAAGGCGACAGCCATTGCCAGTGAGCACGGCGTGCCGTTGTCGTTCGCGTTAGATGCGCAGACACCGCCAGACATGGAGACTCGAGACGATGACGAAGACTGAAGCCATAGAAATTCTGGTCGACGTAGCCACAAAGCGAAAGCCACACAGCCGATTCGCAATCAAGGAAGCCGTTGCAGCAGTGGAACCGCAAGCCGCAGCAAAGAAACCGAGAGCAAAGAAAGGCGGAGCCGATGTCACAAGTTTATGAACCGCCGGAATACTTTCGAGCTGCACAGGCGTTGGGCGTCGAAGCGGTTGAGCGTGACGGCGGCAAATATGACGCGGGAATTATTCACGGCGTCTCTGTGATTACGCGAGGCGAGGCACTCGGGCACGAACTGTGGGTCGATGCCGACTTTCTGTCAGATACGACGGCGGCAATTAACGCCGGCAAGGGACTCAAGGCCCGTTTCACACATCCGGGGCTGTCAAGTGACGGAACTGGGTCAAAACTGGGCACGCTGCACAACGCGAAGACGGTTGGTGATCAAGTCATTGCAGATCTGCACTTTCAGCGGGCCGCCCACAAAACGCCCGATGGCAATCTGGCTGATTATGTGATGACACTGGCTGAAGAAACACCGGAGCAATTCGGGTTATCGATTGTGTTTGAAAATGACACCGACCGGCAGGAAGCCCACCAGGCGGAATACACCGACGCGGGCATGTTCGGGTCGCCAGATGATTTTAACACCAACAATTATCCACACGCGATGCTGGCCCATTTACGGGCCGGTGACGTGGTAGACGAACCGGCAGCCAATCCGGAAGGGTTGTTCAGGCGGGGGCAGGAATTCGCCCAACAGGGCGAGGATCTTTTGAGCTATGTGCTGGGGCTGACAGACGCAAAGCCCGGGGCAGTTTGTTTCGGAGTTGACGGCGACCGTGCCAGTCAATTCCTGGCACGATTTTTAGAGCGTCACAATCTTTCAATTCAGGAAGGCGGTGAGACCGTGTCTGAAGTCGAAACGGCGGTGGAGTCACTGCCAACCAGAGAAGATTTTGCAGTGGAGTTACTGCAATACACCGAAACATTCGGCGCCGAAAATGGGGCCGCATGGTTCGCGGAAAATGTGTCGTTCCAGGACGCACAAGGCAAACACATTGAGACGCTGAATCGGCAGATCAGTCTGTTGTCAGCCAAGGTCGATGAGTTGCAGGAAACGCTGAACTCGCTGGATCGCGGTGAAGAAGATGGCGGCGAGTTCGCCGAAGCCAATGAAGGTGTTGCGGATGGTCCGCGCACGTTTGCAAGTCGTATCCGCATTGCCGGCAAACACTCGCAGAACTAACAAAACAGGCTGGGCCGTTAGAGCGGCCCAACCTGCAACAACACGCGGCAACAAGTGCCGGGCGCTGCCTAGACACCAGCCATTGCACTTGAAGTCGCCCCAAAAAACAAGGGGTAATTTCTGATGGCTAATGATCTCTATGCAGTGGCGGATTTTGTCGCCGATGCACTCGACGTGGACCGCACTGAAACCAGTGAGGTATTAAACGGTTCGCCGCTGGTGGGTGTTCTGCCCATTGGTGACACCGCCGACGGTTCCAGCACACACAAATTTAATGTGTACACGGGGGCACCATCCGTTGGTTTCCGTGCGGAAAACACAGGGCGGGACTACGACCACAGCATTGACACTGTCACGTCTGTGACTTGTAAAATCATTGACTTTTCGTGGCGGGTGGACAAAGCGGTCGCCGATACGTGGCGCGATGGGCCGGAAAATCTGATCGCACGCGAGGGGGCAAGACATTTGGCCGCCGCGTTGTTCGCTATTGAACAACAAGTGATTTACGGCACCACCAGCCCGGGTGACTCGGGTGGATTTGATGGTTTTCTGACGAGCACCAACCTGGACGCTCTGGCCGATGCAATGGTCGTCACTGCGGCGGGTTCCACAGCGTCAGAACAGTCGAGTTGTTACGCGGTCAAGACCGGGTTTAATGATTGCCGGCTGGTCACTCCAATGAGTACCGGGGTTCAATTGGGTGAAACCATTGTGACCGAAGCAAACGACGCAAACTATCCGGTGTACTACACACCGGCCAGCATGTACATCGGGCTTCAGGTGCCGAAGTACAGCGTCGGGCGAATTGCGAACATCAGCACCACGACGGACAGCAAACCGCTCACGGATGATCTGATTTCTGATTTGCTGTCGACGTTTCCGGCTGGCATGGGTCCCAATTATCTGGTGATGAATCGGACAAGGTTGAAGGACCTACAGCAGGGACGCACGGCAACCAATCCAACCGGTTCGCCTGCACCATTCCCTGATTCGGCGTTCAACGTGCCGGTCATTACGACGGACGCACTGGTCAACACAGAAGCGGTTGAAGCGTAATGTCATCGGCGTTTGAAACCGCAATTCAGGCAGGTTTAGCGGCGGCCCGGCAGGTAGCTGGGTCGTCGATAACCTATGGACGCGGTGAAACAACGCTGACTGTGACGGATGCCGTCCAGGGCGAAACACGCAAAGGCGTGATCGACGTGGGCGGCTCCGAACAGATTGTAGAAATGTGTGACTGGATGATCGAAGTCTCGGCGCTGTCGGGATTGAGTGACACGCCAGACCCGGAAGACACCATCACCCGTGTGATCGACGGCACAACATACACCTGGACGGTGGAACACCGGGAGTTGGGGCAGTCGCACTGGGATTGGTCCGACACGTCACGCACTCAGTACCGGATTCGCACACGCAAAGACGGCGCCACGGCTTATGAAATCAGCAAGCCGACTGGGTTTGATATTTCGGGGAATGAATTGCGATGACAGCGGCATTTGTTACCGGGGATGCAGAACTGGATAGAGCGTTGAGGTTATTGGGGGGGCGGGTCGCGGCACGGATTGCGGTGAAAGGTATTCGCGCGGGAATGGGGGAAGTTAGAGACGCTATCCGGAGCGAGGTTACACGACCCAGTATCAAACGAGCGATTGCCGCGAGATTCAAAAAGAAAAAAGGCCGCGGCACATACACCGCTAAGGTGGGCGGCGGAGTTGGGAAACAAAAGAAGGCACGAGGCGGCACGCGGGGCGGTGTCGGGATAGCCAAGGAAAATGTGCACTGGTATCTGTTGGGCACCAGTGGCCGACAAACAAAATCAGGCGCAAGTCGCGGGCAAATGCCGGCGAACGGAGCGGTACGCCGTGGGTTCGCTAAGTCGAGCGCCGCAGCTATGGCGAAAGTGCGCGAGAAAATGCGAACGGAACTGGTCAAGGAAACTAACAAGCTGCGGACGCGGCGCTAAAAAGGAACCGACACGATGGCGAAAATACAATCCAAGGGCGCGGTGATCGATCAAGACATTGCATCCACACTGACACCAGTGGCACAGATCATCAGTTTCAGTCATTCGGGGGCGGAGTCCGAAACGTATGACGCAACAACGCTGGACACCACCGGAGCCGGGAAAGAGTACAGCCAGACGGGCTTCGCGGAAGGCGGCTCGTTGAATCTGGCGTTGTTTTACGATAGCGAACTGGCGGGACATCAGGCATTGACTGACGACGTCACCACACCAGCCGAACGTAACTACAGTATCACGTTGGCAGGTGGCACAGAGATGACGTTTACGGCCGCCGGCATCAGTTTTGGGTTTGCTGGTGACATGGCCGACGCGATCAAAGGGGATGTGTCACTGAAACTCGATCAGTTGATGTCATACACCACCTAAACCGGGGCAACAATGAAAGCCAAACTAATACGAGATGGCCGAGTGGCGCCGAGTGCTCCGGACGACGAGCGTATTGAAGTGCGCGACGGTGTTCGATACTGGCCAGCCGGTACGGTACACGACCACCCGCGAGCCTATCGACTCGTTGAAATGGGAATGGCTGAACCGGCGGATGATGAGTGCCGACTGCGGGCGTGCATGACGACCGAAGAAATGAAAGCGGCACAAGTGAAGCAGGAACTGGTGGGGAAAGGAATTCACCCGGACGACTACCAGCGCTACTTAGATGGCGAAATTATTGGATATGACGAAGACGGCGCCGATATTCCGGGGCCTAATTGGGTGGAGGATACCGACGAAAATGACGATTGATCGAGCCGCACTGCTTAAGCCATTGCCGGTAAAAAAAGAACGCGTGGATCTGCCCGAATTTGGGCAGGATGCGTTTGTCATGGTGCACGGCATGAACGCGAGAGAGAAAAACGCACACGATGCTTCGATGATGAATCGCAAGTACAACGGGCTGGATCCAAAGAAGGTAAAAAACCAGAAGGAACGGTTGGTCATTTGCTGCACACGGGATGAAAACGGCGAACCGATTCTACAACCGGGCGACGTGGACGCGGTCGGGAACTGGCCCGCCGATGTGCTGAACCGAGTGTTTGACGTGGCCAGTCGCCTCAGTGGCGGAAGCAGTGACGAGAACGCGGTAAAAAACTCGGGAGAGATTGGCGACGAATGACGGCAATGAGGCTGGCCGAACACGTTGCCGGCACCGTTGACGTCGATGGGATGCTGGAGTCAATGACGCCGGAACAGTTCGATGAATGGTGTGCCAAAGATGCGGTGGAGCCGATTGGATACGCGTCACAAACGTTAGGAATGATTGTGCACCTACTGTATTCCTACATGAGTCAGGACAGTTCCACGGATCCGGCAATGTTTATGCCGTGGACCAAATACCAATGTGAGACGGCCAACGGAAACCGGCAGGCGAAGCAACTGCTAAAACAGGTCGCGGGAGAACTCCGTCATGGCTAGTCTGGGTGATCTGGTCGTCAATTTGCAGGCGAATAATTCGCATTTCAACAAGGGCTTAAAGGAGTCCCGAAAAGCGCTACAGAGTTTCGCAACTGCTACCGCAGTAATTGGAGGCGTCGCGGGGGCCGCATTAACTAAACTGGCGGCCGATGCGGAAACGCTCAAACTGCGGTTTACATCCCTATTGAAGTCTGGCACGCAGGCGGCTGCTATGTTGGATGAAATCGGCCAGTTTGCGGCGAACACACCATTCGGAAAGGTGGAAATAGCAGACGCCACCCGAACGCTGTTGGGTTTTAGCTTTGGGGCGGAGTCGGCACTGTCAACCGTGAAAAACCTAGGCGAAGTTTCGGCACAGTCCGGCGCTCGCATGGCAGACCTGGCAAACATTCTCGGCAAAGCTGTCGCGAAAAACAAAGTCGAAGCGGAAACTCTCAACCAGTTAATAGAACGACAGGTTCCCATTCTGCGGGCACTCGCCGAAGTGACGGGGCACGCAGAATCTAGCCTTTTTGATTTAGCTTCAGCGGGTGCGATTACCGGGGACGACTTACAGGCTGCGTTCGATCTTATGGGGACGAGCAGCGACTATGCTGCCGGAGCGATGGAAGCGCTGGCGAGCACCACTGCCGGACAATGGTCAACAATGATCGACAACGCCACGATGCTGGGCGAGAAGATCGGAGCGGTGTTACTGCCACCGGTCAACGCGGTTTTGTCATCCATCACAAATCTACTCCAACAGTTTGCATCGTTTGCGACCGTGATCGGGGTCACAGGGGCGGCACTAACCACCACCGCGGGCGTGATCTGGGTTGTTAATAAGGCAATTGCAGCATACAGAGCCGCGCTAGTGATTGCCCGGGCGGCACAGGTTGCGTTTTTGGCGCTAACAGGGCCCGCCGGCTGGGCCGCTATTGCCGCAGGTGTTGCAGTGGCCGCGGGCGCTATCTACACACTCGACGCAGCACTCGGCGACGCATCGCAATCCGCAAGCGAACTGGCAGAAAACAGTCCCAACGGGACCGCGACAACGTCGGGCAGTTCATCGGGAGGGCCTGCACCGACGATCGTAAAAGGGTGGCGAGATGTCGAAGTGTTGATGAATTCGATTCGTAAGCCGCGCCCGAATGATGACATCAACGAATTCAACACTTCAATGAAGGAACTGGGCGACGAATTACAAAGGGCTGATGACCGCTACAACATTTTCTCGACACATTCATTGAATGCCAATATGTCGCTACAAACGACATTGAAAAACGCCACCAACGAAATGTCGGGATTTAATACAGCACTAGCAGAAGCCGAACAAGAACTAGCGAAATTACAGTCCAACCTGTCGGAAAACCAACAGGGCAACGCGGACTTTCTCGCAATGGGAGTGTCACAAGAAGACATCGACCGTTTGGCAACGGTGCAAAAACAAATCGACGAGGTGACCGAAGCCAGAAAACGGGAAAAGCAAGCGGCGGTGGATGCAGCAAAAGAAGCAGAACGTGCGGCACAAACAGAAAAACGCAACCGCGACGCGTTCAATAGAACATTAAAAGACACACGCACACAGTTACGAATTCAAATGGGTTTAATGACCGAAATTGATGCGCAGGTGCAGGCCCAGAGAGACAAAGGAATCGGCGAACCACAACTGGCACAGTACAGGGAGCTACTGGAAGCGCAGGCGGAATTACAGGGGACGACGGCGCAAATAGGGCAACAGAAACAAGGCGGCGCACTGGCACAGCAGGGCAGCGAGAAAGCGTTTAAAATTATTGCCAACGCGGGGAAGGACCAACAGCTGTTAAAAGAGGCACAGATCCACACGAAAAAACTGACTGAGCTGGCAACGAACACCGCACCAGAAAAACGAGACGGCACGCAGTTGTTGCTGGCCGTACAGGGGGCGGTTTAATGGCGGTCACCTATCGTGGAGTAAAGCCGGGGTTTCCCAAGGGTAAAAACAGTCTGGGTGTAAGGACTTACACGAACGCGTTTCTATTAGAAACCAGTGCCCGAGCGGATGGTGTGTTCCAAGTGGGGAGTAGTCCGTTTTTGCCGACGATTGGGTCGACATTCAGCGGCGATCCGTCGGCGTTTTGTACGTCGCTGACTATAGAAAACAGTGCACCGTGGAAGGGATGGACAGCAACTGCCGAATACACCACGGACGTTTTCGAGCCGTCATCAGAAGACCCACAAAACGACGAACCGCGGATTTCGTGGTCGTCGGAAATTTATCAAGAGCCGATTTTTCGCGATACAGATTCGAACGCAATTTTGAATAGTGCCGGAGACTATTTCATCGACCCAGTCCCGACACGCGATGTGTCACATTTGATCGCGAGGATCACGCAGAATGTGGCCAGTGTGCCAGCGTGGGCGTTGAGTTACCAGAACGCGATCAACAACGGGGCGATCACAATTGATGGGTTAAGCATTGCCGCAGGACTGGCCAAGGTACAGCGTATTGACATTGGCGAGCAGGAGCTGCGAGGGAACTACACATTTCGCAAAGTCGCACTGGAAATTCACATCCACCGCGACGGGTGGAACTTGGAGCCTTTGCAGTGTGGATTCAATCATAAAAAAGCCGGCGTCGTAAAGCCCATTCTGGTCAAAGACATGGACAGCAGTGGCGCAAGCAAAGATGACTCACCAGTGACGCAACCCGTACCGCTGGACGATGACGGGGCTATTATTACAGACCCAACACCAGCCACCGCTAAGTTCGGAGACTTCACGATTTACCAGGAATTGAATTTAGCCAACCTGCCAGGGGTGTCGTGATGCCCGTTGTTATGTCTGACGAGTTCGCGGCGCAGGTGGCTAAGGTGGTACGCGAAACATTGCACCGAGAGCGCAGCAAGACAACCCACGCGGGCCGCTGGCAGGGTGTGAGCTCACAGCGGTCATATTGGGCGATTTGCAACGCGGACATCGCGGCACCAACGAACGGCGTGACCACGCCAACGACCGGCCAGATTGAATATCTCAAGGTGAGTGATTCCGGCAATTTGGAACGCACAGGCGAAACCGAAACATTGACGCACCGATGGGAAGGCATCGAGCTGGTCGAGAATATGTTGGTACGTGTGATGGTGGCGGAAGACGAGGTGACGCTAGTAGCAGCGGACTGCGACGCGATGGGGAGTCCGCCAGCATGACTTTGATTGGCAGGTGTTGCCATTGTTCCACTGTCGCAGATAGTGGGGTGAACCTAATCGGATTTGCAAGAGACGACGGCGCGTTAGTGTGGGAGCATACGGCGCACGACGTGCTGATGTCTCTAGTGGGAGTGGAACATTCAATTCCGCAATACCAGAACCGGCTGATCTGTTATGACTATGTCATTTCTGAAAATTACAGCACAGGTATGGTTGCCCGCCACCGTTTCCCGATATCAACCGGCGGCGTTAGGCAAACCGGCGGCCATGACAACCTGCGGCCCAGCCAAGTTCAGACATGGGAACGCAGGTTGAACTATGTTGACATGTCGACTGGAGAGGTGACACGTTCCTCAATTGATTGCGGCTTGGCCTCGTTGCCTCTCAATGACGTAACGAATCGATTCGGTACCGTGTTGTTGGCATCGGGCGACCCCAATTTGATGATTGGTGGATTTCGAACCACCAGTCATCTAAACGTCAACGGCGAATTGTCTGGCGGATTGCTGCGAACGGTTAGTCAATTCGCAGAAGTTTACTGGGAATTCTTAAATCCATCGGAGCCTGGTACAAACATACAACATTATAGAATTCCACCGCGAACCTTAATTGGCGGTGCGAGGTATGAAGTCGTGATGCCGTCGGATGGATACGTTGTGCAGTTTCTGCACAGCGATTCAATTTTGGACATCCATGATGCGTTTCAAGCCGCTGATGATGTTGTCAGTGTATCAATAACCGGCGGCCCGCTGTATCAGTCATTGACACACATCACGATTGAGTGGGCCGACGAAACAATGCAACTCGACAGTGTGGAATTGTTGGACCACGTCCCGGAGATTGACCCACCAAATTTTTTGTGGCGACCGGGCAATGTCATGGATTTACTCGACAAAGACACGTTGGAGATAATTGATTATCGAGCGCTACCCGACACCTACCGTGGATTGGGCGACCATGTCAGAAGTAATTCCTATACGTTAGGCAATGGGAACCTGTTACTGCACACAAAGCCACGCGATACCGACCCGCACACGTTTACGGTTGTGCCTGGAAATAACATCACTGGCGATGCAATCAGCACTTATACGTCCCCTGCCGTTAGCAGCCCCGCCAGCCAATTAAGGTATTCGGTGAGGACAACTCACAACGGTGTTTTACTTAGTCGCTCGAAGTCTTCTGGGTATCCATTCGGGTTCGAATATGTAAATTTTGAACTAGATTTCACAAATGCAATCGGGTTTGACTACCCATCGCAGTTTCATGCGTACGGTTGGTTGGATCACAGGCCACGGGAAATTGCGGGGGGCAGCATTGATTCACTAGCTATGGCGGTGGCTGACAACGCGGCGTCTGGGTGGCGAAGAGCGCAATCCGACAACGGATTTTATTATCTCGGCCCAAATGACGGACTTTATTCAAGCAACCTACACCCTAATCACTTACGACTTTACGCACCATACACTGGGCCGGATCCCAATCTTTCGCCATTTGTGGGGATGAATACCGGGGGCACCCGGCAAGCAGAAAAAATGACTACTGATTTGGATCGCACCTACTCTGCGAAGTCAGGAATCCCGGGAGTCATAACATCCACTTATGGGGTGCCCGTTCACAGGGGCGTGCAAACAGTTTCGAAAATCAATCGTGATGGAAACGGAACGCAAGACAAATTTATTTTCCCGTACACCGAAATCACGTTTACGTCCTACACCCCATCTAACTTTCGATATATCAACAACGCTTCAGCCGAATGGCGAATTCAATTCACGAGTGATACGGGTGCATTTTTGACGTACGATCAGGAAGTGGTGAGAGGCGCAACGGCGTGGATGGCTTACGACGCAACACAAGCAGATGTCCAGGCTGAATTAACGGCAGTGTTTGGCACACATGTTGACGCTTTTGGCCAAACAAACCCTACTGTGTTTTTTGAAGAATTTTACACGGGTGATGGAACTGACAGCCGAATCAACAACGACTTTATGTTGTGGCAAGATGGAATGCGGATCAAAACATATTATGGCGGAGGGACGCCAGAAGCCGAAGCACAAGCCGATGCTGCGGGGTTGGATGGGCATTGGGGAAACGAAAATACAGGGTTGTCACTCGGGTCAGAATTATGGACAAACTTGCTGAAGTCCGACAATGTCTACCTGACAATTCATGTTCGTGACTCAAACTATCCGGGGGATCCTGAATCGCTTGCTATTTCTACCAAGGGAATGCACGCAACCAGGTGGTCAGATGGACAACTGGATTGGGAACGGAATTTCGGCTCGCAGGTTGACACGTCTAGTGAAATCGGCCCCGATAAACTGATTATTGCGTTCAATGGAAACACTGTGGTCGGGCATACACTGACGAAATTTGTTGACCCAACCTTGTAGATATCGCAATGAACTAGCCACCAGCCAACTAAAGCAACAAACACATGTCAGAAGCAAATCAAGTCAGATCGTTTTCCATACCAGAGGCATCTCAAGTTGCGCATTCGCAGGGATGCGTGTCTGTGATCTATCTACCAGGCAGCGTTCAATCGGACATCAACTAAAGCAAAGGAGAATAAACAATGACGGACAATGAACTGTATTATCTAATACAAGACACGCCGGCAGTGGCGTCACACATCGGTGATAACAATGCGGTTGTCGCAGCGTTAAATGAGAAGACGCAGACACGCACAGACAGCACTCGCCGCGACTCGAACTGGTTGACGAACAATCTGACAGCGGAAGAGGCTGACGCGATCCTTGGCACATTGCAGGCGGCGACAACGCCTCGTGTGATCGCCGCAAACGCGATGCTTTCGGGAGTTGGTATCGATTTAAGCAATGAGACAGTGCAGGAGATGCTGCCGCAGCTCGCGACAGCAGGCGGCTGGCCTGCCGGACTAGCGGACACAATTGCCGCAGCGGGCGCCTGGACAGAATCTGTCTATGAGGCGGCTACGGCTCGTGATGCGGTCGCGACAATTGCGGACGTGGAGGCCGCGTTTGCCTGGCACGATATCGATCGCCGGCTGGCGAATAATTATAACGCAGCACGGGCGCTGATCGATGGTGAGACGGTCGCAACATGGGCAGACGTAGAAGCGGTCTTAGTCCAGGAATAAAGTAATGACAGCCGAGACAATACGACCAAATGCCAACGGAGGTGCTGTGTGGGCCGTCTACGCATTACCATTCACAGACGAAGAGTTGCATAGATATCAAGATGGAATTGAGGTAGATGATGACATGGACGCAAATCACTAGCGTTGACGACACTGCCGGGCTGAACACGTATCAGCAGATTCTGGAGAGCGAGGCGGTGTATCTTGGGTATTCGTCTGTGGCAGGTCTTGTCAAGATGCTGCAAGACGATTGCGAGCTGTGGTTCTACGAAGACGGCGAACATCGGCAAGCACTGGGGTTGCGATTTCAGCCCGATGTCGAAGGCACATTCAGCGCGAAGGTGGTCAACGGTGTCGTAGTGGGACCGAACACGACGACCGCCGAATTCTGCCGCACGTTGTTTACGCAACTGCGTGAGATTCTGGACCGCCGAAACGTGCGGTCGTACCACGCAAGGTTGCGATCCGTGTATCTGGGCGATGGGATGATTCGGTTCAGTGCAGCGCTGGGCGTGTACGATCACGAATATCAGGACAGCCAGGAGGTCGGGTCGAATCAGTACCTAAGGTTCGAGCGAAAGCCGGAGAACAAACAGCACGACGCGAAGTTCGAGGGGCCGCGATATCACCTGCGTGCGGAGGTCGGTTAAATGGCCATTATGTATCTACATCCAAACTCGACGATCGAAGACGGTGCAGGCGGCAATCCGTACACCGCCATCGATGATGGAGTCACCAAGCCAACGGTCCCGACGGCAACACCTGTAAACACTGAGACTGTTCAGAACACAGACAAGAACGACAAGGACGAGACGCAATCCTACGGCACCCAAAACACGACAGCGGTGACCGGAGGATACATCAACGATGTTCGTCTGTGGCTGTATCAAGCACTGGGGGCGACGTCAGGGGACGAATATATCGATTACGACCTGCGCATCAGTAATGTCTGGAAGGGGACTCCCCAGTCAGTCGGTTCGGATGGGTCATGGAAATACTGGGAGTGGGACACCGCCGTTGCTAACATATCACTGAACTCTATTCTCACGAACAACGGTTTCCGGTTCGTTAGTCCGGGTTTGTCGAATGGTGATAACACGCAAGCGTTTTCTGGAGCGTATCTGGTGATCGACTATTCGATCGCCAGCGGCACGATACTTCCATTCATACAAGCGCATCAACGTATCGAAGATAACACAGAAGAATTCTAAAATTTTAAGGATATAATCATGGCACGCCCACGACTCAAAGGATCGACTGACCAGAGCGTCACACTGTATATCGTTGACGATACGGACGGCACGCCTGAACAGGGTGTTGCATACAACACAACATCGATTGCGTTGTGGTATCGCCGCGAAGGTTCGGCAAAGGTTGCGCTCTCACTTGTTTCTCTCGCTTCCACCAGTGCGGCGCATACTGACGCGGGTTTCATACATATTGATGACGGCGTTTATCGGCTTGACCTGCCAGATGCGGCGGTGGCAAGTGGAGCGGGTGAAATAACCGTGGGCGGCAGCATCCCAAACATGGTCGTGTTTCCGGTGAATATACCGCTGGTGGATTACAATAATCAGGACGCTGTAAGGCTCGGACTGACCAGCCTTCCGAATGCTGCCGCCGATGCTGCTGGCGGTCTTCCGATATCTGATGCTGGTGGATTAGATCTGGACGCAATTCTCGAAGATACAGGAACAACGATTCCAGCGACACTGGCTACGATCGATGGCAACATTGACTCAGTGCTGGTCGACACAAGCACAACAATCCCGGCGTCACTCACAACCATCGATACCAACGTTGACGCGGTGCTGGTTGACACAGGAACGACACTTCCAGCGACACTGGCTACGATCGATGGCAACATTGACTCAGTGCTGGTCGATACAAGCACAACGATTCCTGCGTCACTCACAACCATTGACAACGAGATCGCGGTCATCGATGGGATCGTTGACGACATTCTGGTTGACACCGCTGCAATACCGACAGTTTCAGCAATCGCGAACGGAGTATTCGACGAAACGGTTGTCGGCAACACGACGACGGGAACATTCGGTGCGGCGGTCAATGACATCCACAGCAACACGGCCAGCATTCCGACGGCTGCGGCGATCACCACCGCAGTCTGGGATAAAGCATCATCAAGCCACACAACCGCCGGCACGTTCGGCGCATACGTTGACGCTGCGATCAGCAGTGTCAGCGGCGGCAGTGGTGGGTCAACCTGGACAGACACGGAGAAAAGCCACATCCGCGAGCGACTGGGAATTGATGGCACCAGTGCGGCACCGTCAGCAACACCGACACTGGCAACTGCCGTGGCAGTAGCAGCGCTGAACAATATCACAGCAGCGGATGTCTACACGCACTTTACCACCGGCACGAATGAGGACGCATTCAAAGCCGATGTGAGTGCGATCAGTGCGAGTGCCACAGCAGACGCGGTACTCAATCGAGCTTTGAGCAGCCATGTTACAGCGGGCACGGTCGGTAAGGCACTCGGTGACATCGACACCAACGCGACCAGCGCGAAAGGAGTTACCGACAAGATTGATACGGGCATTGAAGCCGACGGCGGCGTGTATCGCTTCACAACAAACATGCTCGAGCAAGGCCCAACAGGCAGCGGAACCGTCAACGCAAACGTCACGCAGGTGATGGGAACCGCACTTACAGAAGGGACAAGCGGACGAGTGGCGGGGAATATGTCGACTCTGTTTAACAACGGTGATGCGGCGTCGACAAAGACACAAAACGATATCGGCACCGCGACAGTCTCGGGCACCGTGGCCGCAAATCTAACGCAGATCAAGGGTACGGCGATTACCGAGACGACATCCGGCAGACTAGCGGCCAACGTCTCAACTGTCTTCGATAACGGGGATGCCGCCACAACTAAGACCGCCGACGATATTGGAACGGCAACCGTTTCAGGAACCGTCAACAGTAATATCACGCAGGTGCTGGGAACGGCTGTGACAGAGACGACCACCGGGCGACTTGCTGGCAACCTGTCGGTGTTCCTGGACAACGGAGACGCAGCAAGCGCGAAGACACAGGACGACGTGGGCAGCGGTGCAACCAGCGTCACGGCAGATCTCACCAGTATCAAAGGAACCGCACTCACCGAGACGACAGCCGGCAGGCTAGCCCAGTCGCTTTCTACGCTCCTGGACAATGGGGACGTCGCCAGTACGACTGTTGTTTCTGATATCAACGATCCAGTGACAGTCACCGGAACCGTGGCGGCAAATCTGACGCAAGTGGTCGGAACCGCACTCACAGAAACCAGCACCGGAAGGGTTGCCGGAAACCTGCAAACGTGGCTGGACGCAGGAGCGACGACAACCGCCACGCTTGCCGATATCACAACAATCAAAGACCGTGGCAACGACTCGGGCACCGGGGCGTATACGATCACCATCACGGTCACTGACGACCAGACGCCCGCCGTCGCATTGCAAAATGCAACGGTGCGATTGACTGAAGGTGCAACGTCTGTGGTCGCTCAAACATCCGCGACCGGAACGGCAGTTGTGGCACTCGATGCGGCGACGTATGACGTGGCGATTACCAAAGCAGGTTACACCGGCCAGACAACAACGCTCGTGGTGGCTGCGAACGCTTCTCAATCGTATACGCTCGCACAAGACACCATCACGCCGGCTGCCGGGGCAAACACATCGACGGGTGTGTTGACAGTCTACGACGAAGACCACAACGCGGAATCAGGGGTCACGATCAGTTGCCAGATGACGGCTGGGCCAGGCACGGCTGGTAATGCCCTCGATACGAAAGTCAGAACGCAAGATTCAACTGTGGCAGGATTAGTGCAATTCGAAAACTTGATTCGCGGCGCAACGTATCAGGTCTGGCGTTCGACGTTCACGTCTTCGTCAGTGTTTGGGGCTGTGGCTACCTCCAACGCGAAAGTGTCGTTCACGGTTCCAGACGCAGCCAGTTTTGACTTGCCCGAAATTATCGGGGCAGATGAATAGAGGGACGGGACACGATGAGCGAAGACATGATGACCACCGGCGCGGCACTGTCTGCACCTGTCTCTTATACACATCTGACGCTGCCGACGATCTTACGCGTGTAGATCTCGG